TGCCGTTATTTAGAACAGCATCACCCATGCCCATAGAGAAAGAGTAGTCTGTAGCTTGTAGACGAACATCAGCTCGTTGGCTTTCAAACTTAACTTCTTTCTGTACTGCAACAGCTACGCTATCTTTGTGATAAGCAAGAGCTTCGTTAGCAGCTAGACCGTTGTGAACTAATACGCGGAAACCGTAGATTTGTCCGATTTCACCACGGATTAGGGCATCCCTTGATCCATATTTATCCGCATTACGGAAATTATCTAGATCAATAAGGGCCTTCTCTTGCTCAGGTGGAACTACCAACCATCGGTCTTGTTGCGGAACATTAGATCTGTTCAACAATTGACGTGATGTTGATATTGCTTCCAACGTGATAGCTGCGCCTACACCGGCAGTTGTACCGCCACCTAGACCACGCAAATGATCGGGAGCTGCGGCAGAAGCTTGCTTAAGACGGATAATAATTTGGTCATCAATATAGATGCCCATTTTAGAACCGGCTGATTTTGCAAGTTCGGCTTCAAGACTTAGCATAGTTTGTGTAGACACTCTGTCTGCAACTCTGTATGGTAAGTTAACCCATTTATTAAGCGCGATTGAATCTACGCCGAATACTGGAGATTGAAACTCAGTCTCGGTTAAACCGTCTGGGTTTTGTGTTGTGGGGCCAGAAAATGAAGATGTGAACTTAGGTACATCTACGCTTTTGACACCTTTAGTGGCTTGTGCTGAAAGGTCCATTACGGTTGGACGCAGGAAACTATTTCTATCTAGTTCGTCTTGCACAATGCTCAAGATGAGTTCCATCTCGGTAGCGGCTGTTGCAAACGCACTAGTTACTGGTTGATTGGCCATATTTAACTCCTATTTTGTTTTAATTTTTCTAATAGAGCAATTTTTTCCGCAGTAGTAAGGTCGTTGACCCCTTTAGGCGGTTGCCCAGGTTGGACTCCTTTAGCTGGATTAGCTCCGGTAATATTGACAGATGAATCTTTAGCTATCAATCCGGGATGATCTTGACGAAAAGTATTTGCGACTGTTTGTACGCTTTCAGAGTTAAGCGTCCCATCTTCTTTAAATTCGATTTTCTCGATTCTGGCGAAGGATAGGTATTCGTCTTTTACTTTACCACCTAGTTCATCTTTCAACGCAGAAAGCTTAACGGATCTAAGATATAAATCTTTTTCCCGACCTCTTTCTTCGATGACTCTTTCTTTCTCAGCTTTTTCGCGTTCGTACAGCGTTTGATACTCTTGCTTAGCTTTAAGCTCGTTTTCTTCGCTTGACTTGATGCGTTCCGCTAATTCATTAGCTTTGGCTTCTGCGTCGCGAGCACGTTGCTTATACTTATGCATATCCGAGGATACTTCCTTATACGCCGTTACTGATACGAATTTCTTTTCAGCCGACACACCGTCCGGTTGAATTGGATCTTCTTGTTCCTTACTAGGATCTTGTTTATCATTTACACTCACTTTATTCTCCTGGGTTACTACCCTATAAATCTGTAAATCGAATCCTTTTAACAATCCGATCTATTTGGTCTGTAATTGCTTTAAAAACCGCTTTAAATTCTGGTTTTGATAACTTCATAAAACTATAATCTGGGTTAATTTTAATTAAATCATCAACTTTAGCCTGTTGCGACTTGTCTAGAGTAATCTCTAAATGTCCGGGTTGCGAGATGGCTTTGATGCTATTCAACGCTTTCCCTGTCCTGTTTATTCCGGACTTCTTTGGGGTCGCGAGTGGGCCAGTAAGTCTGCCCTGTTTCTGTAAATCTTTACGAATTTTAACTGTTGATTCTTTTAGTGGCGGCAACTTGTGAGAGTCACCTAAGTTTTCTCTAACTCCGTTACCAAGTCTAGTTCTTTTGGGTATTCGTTCAACTGCAATTTGCCCAGCTTTTTCGAGTATTATTTTAGACTTAAGCAGTTCTTCAATTAGTTTTGGTAAATCTGATAACTTACTCATCAAATATGTCCTCTAAAAACTGTCTGGCAATACTTTGCGATATTCTACCCGCCTTGATTTCTTCTGGAGTTAATCTATTAAATTGTCGCAATAATACATTCTTTTCAGAGTCGCTAAGTCCAAGGAAATCGTAACCCTTTTCCCGCATCCACTGTGCCTTTTCTGCGTTCTGTGCATCATCAATGCCGATGATTATCCGTCCAGCCAGGCTTATATCTAAAACCTCAATACTTGAAAGCATGTCCCCAGTAAGTGTTAGGTTTATTGGGTTTGGGATTTTACCACCGAGCTTGAAATCTATATGATTCTGGTATGCTTCGGTATACTTGGACGATCCGTTCTTATTTTTAAATCGCTTGTTATCAACTCCGCGTCCCTTTTTGGTTCTAGCGATAACGTAATTGACAATCGAGTTGCCTATCGTTTCCCGCTCATCCGCGTCAAAGGCTGGATCGACAAATACAGTAAACGAGAGTATCATTTACTTTCCCTTTTGCGATGCTTCTAGCCGTTTAACTGGGTCTTGTTCGTTACCTTTGGTGTTTCCTTCTTGAAACGTACCACCGGCCTTGCGCTCAGCTTGCATCAATGGGCTACTCATCATAGCGTCCATGGCCTCTTCATTTTCTTCATTAAGCTCTTCCAACCAGTCGTCTACGTTTTCATCGGAAAAGTCTGGATACAAAATCTTAATAGACTGTTTCTTGGATATAAGCTGTTGGTCGCGTAACAATTGAATCTCTTCAATCTTCTGCTTAAAGGTCTTTAGCGGCTTCATCTCCGCAAAAATAATTCTAAATTCAAAATCTGTAGAGAACTTACGAACTTCTTTAGTAAGGATTCCCGCGTCAGACCAGATTGACTCCATAATAGAAATAAGGTTCCACAGGTGGGTCTCTACGTTAGAAAAGAACTCTACTTGGCGCTTACGCTCTGCGGTGGTATCGCCTTCATCCAACGCCTTAGAAACTCCGCTAGACTCTGCGCCTGGGGTTACCGACGCTGCGGCATTTGTCTTAATACCAATAGACGAAAAATACAAGTCAAGTTCGGTGTTAATCATTGATAGTATGTTTGGGATATCGACTGTCGGCTGGATGACTCCCATTTCTGGATCACCGTTTTCTTCAGTTCGTTCACCAAGATCAACAATGGCATCAGGGTTAAGCTCTTGATTCGATATATCCGCATTCTTAGTCCAAATAATAGAGTGGGACATAAATTGTGCGGCGTAGTTCAAATCAGTGAATAGCTTAGGAATAAGTATAGCCATATCCAAACCCTCTTTATTAGGGTAAGGAATTAGTTCTGTTTTAGAGCGATTACCATACTTAAACGGTATTACTCCAAACGGGTTGGTAGAGTTGTTTACTCCAACGGCTTTCATTTTATCTTCACGGACAGTTCCCGTGGTATCTATAATTATAAATTCATTGTCGCTATAAAGGGCCAAAGTCGTTACTAAACGAATATCGTCTTTATTGGTTACCTTATTGCCTCGATCATCGTACGCCTGTGTTGCAAAATTAATCAGCTCACTACCAAGTAATTTAATCATTACCGTCATGTTTAACTGGTTAACTGGATCATCCGAGTATGGTAGAAATTGATGGCCGCCAAGGACCCGAAGCTTTTGTATGCCGTCTTGAATAAAGGGCTCAATTGCAAACATCCCGTGGACATTATAAAACTCATTTGCCACGCGCATGATGTTATTCATATCAGAGTGTTTAGCAATATTCTGCATAATCTCTACATCTGTTTTATTGTCGGCAAGTCTAACTGGGTTTTCTACATAAACCTTAGACAGCTTGTCTACGGCCTTTTTAATAATATTGATTGACGGGATACGCTGAATCGCACGACTATAAGCCGCATGTGATATAATCTCACAACGCAGACTCTTTTCAACTTCTTCACGAAGCTGTCCCTGCCAAATGTCGTATAGACGTTTGTTTGTTTCCAGAATACCAATATGTTCATTGTAATGAGAAAGAATATCTGTGATCATTTCTCGTAATGGTTTTTGTGTTGCCACGTATTCCTTTATCTGTAAGTTACTTTACCGGGTCTCGTAGGCTTTTTAAGCGGATCAAGATACCAGCAAACATATCCCAGCGCATCACTAATATGACTTATCATTAAGTCCGTATTGTCATATGTCATTTTCTCTAAATCTTGAATTAGCTTTTTACAGCTAGGATCTATAACTAAGAGGCCCTGACTTAACAATCTATTTATATTATTATATCTATCTTTAACTAATGGATTTCTAAACTTTATAACATCAAAATTGGCTCTACGAAGAATTTCATGATCAGTATTTTTAGCACTGGTCTTTCGTTTTGCCCCACTATCATCTGCAACAATTCTAATTGCCTGATGTGGAAAGCGCGTTAGTATTTCTTTTGCTGCGCTGAACGTGTTGGAATCTTCCTGGTAGAGTTCCCCAGTGATATATATCTTACCTTGGGCTTGGTGAGCAAATACGCCGCAAAGGGGATGAACGTTAAAATCCAGACCGCAGAAAGTATTATAATTTCTTCCGTCATGTGTTCCTAAGCTGGTGGTTCTATCAAACTCGTAATAAACTTTACCACTTGATAGGTTAACAAACTGTCCATCTAATTCTTGTTGAGCTAATCGTTTGTCGTATTGTGCGGTTAACGCTTTAACATATGTATCTGGAAGATTTGCACTATTATCGACTGTTCGAGAATATACCACGCGTGAACTAGGAAGTGGGTTTTCAACAAACTTAGTATATCCCCAATTAAATCCGTTTGGGGTACTTGTGCCCTTCCATTGACAGGGACCTTTTTTATCCCTAATCCTACCGATTAATACGTTAAATGCTTCTTCTTTATTAAACAGACATTCAGCCGACCAGGCCCAGCCGACTTCAACTCCTCGGAGTAAATTGTACTTTTCCATGGATATAGCGTAAACCGTTGTGCCATCTACTTCAATGACCCCTTCTTGGGATTTATAAGTATATGGTATTCCAAACTTATCTAAAATTTCAAAAAATACTGGCAGCGTGGCTTTCTTTAACTGACTATACGAGTTAGCAGTTATTAGCCCCTTAGTCTTTGGGAACTGATGAATCATGTGGTTAGCCCACGCAGCCCCAGCGAATGTCTTACCGGACCCTAGTCCACCACAGAAAAGCGTATATGCTAATTCTGAAGCAAGAAATTCCATTTGAGAAGGACTGATTTCAAGGGTATCACTATTCATTCTCTACTTTGCCTTGTGGCGGTACAACCGCTAATATGCCAGACATATCTTTTTCTTTATATATTAAGGTTTTCGGTCTTTCCGTAGGCGTATCCATTTTCTCGTTTAATCCGAGAAGTTTAGCCTTATTCATGATGACTTCCATAACTATCTTATGTGAACCATCGGCGCGAGCGCCTTTCTGTACTTCTTCTAACTGCTTAAGCAATTCCATCCGAACAAGTTCTCGGTCTTTAGAAACGTCATCTGCCATTTTCTTTAGAATCTGGAAATACTGGTGTTCGGCGGTTCTTTCAGCAATCTTGTATTTACCGGCAATCGCCTGGACTATTTCTAGTTTTGACGTACCTTTGCAAATAAGCTCGTTTATGAGCCTTTCGCGTTCCAGCATTTCAAGTTTGTTTGCTTTGGCCAAAAGAAGCCCCCTATAGTATATAAGCTCAAAAGTGGGTAAATACCGATTCAGGAACAATACAGTATAAGGAGAACTTATGAGACATATAAAAAAGGTTATTGTTCATTGCACCGATAGCGACGACTCCTTAGATATAGGATACAAAGAAATCGACGAATGGCATAGGCAGCGCGGGTGGTTAAGTGCTTCTGGCATAAGCTGTGGATACCATTGGATAATTCGCAGGGATGGCAAGATCGAAGCCGGGAGACCGGAAATAGAGTCTGGAGCCCACGTTAAAGACCACAACTCTACTTCAATCGGTATTGTCTGGGTGGGTCGAAAGAAGATTGGACCTAAGCAATTGGAAGTATTGATGAAAAAGATTAGGGGCATTATAAACAGATATCGACTGACGCCTTTAAACGTCCACGGGCATTCAGAGTTTGACCCGAATAAGACTTGTCCGAATTTAGATATGGATTGGTTTAGAGCACAAATGTTATTTGAACAGGAGGAATTATGAAACAAAGATTTATTAACGCGTTTGTATTTGGTGCCGGGGTAGCTGTGGCATTTCATGTACTTGATGTTATTGTAAGCATTATATCACTTATTGTGTTTCTTATTGAAACTGTAGTTACTGCGGGCATCTCGGTGTGAAATACCTCTGGGATTGTAGACGTACATTTTTGGGATTGTCTGGTGTTTTGGTTCTTGGTCTGTTAGGCTATTTAAAGGCTATGGATGTATCTATGGCTATTTCAGCAATAGTTATTGGTATTGCAGGAGCTAACGCATATGAAGCAAAGAAGCAATCGAACGATTTGGGTTAATATGGACACCTTTAGGTGGGCTAAAGAATACTGGAAACATGAGGATGTTAAGATTGACACCTATGTACCAGCGGGCAAGCTCATGATAACGGTTCCTGGCTTTTTGATAAACAAGAGGCGAAAACGTATGGTGAGGATTGATTATGAGACCTGCAAGTTGCAAAGCGAAAGGGCGGAGATTACAACAAGAAGTAAGAGATCAGCTTCTTAAGAATGCCCCATCTTTAGAACCGGATGATATCCGTAGTACATCAATGGGTGCCTCTGGTGAAGATTTACTTCTTAGTCCCGCAGCTCGTAAACTATACCCTTTTAGCGTAGAATGTAAGAATGTCGAAAAGTTAAACATATGGGGGGCGATTCAGCAAGCTCGACAACATAACCCCAAATATGCCCCATTAGTGGCATTTAGCAGAAATGGAGAAGATACCTATGTGGTTATCCCTATTAAAGAGTTCCTGGAAATATGTAATAACGGCAGTGCTGGCGTTTCTCCTCGCATACAGCCTCTTACCGGCAAAGATTGAAATTAAAGAAAAATTAGTCACTAAAGTCCAAGAACGGGTAATCGTCCACACTAAAATAGTAGAACGACCCGATGGTACCAAAGAGACTATCATTGACGAACGGCGGGATACTGATACCAGTCAGATCTATGACAAAGTAACCAGACCCGCTGTGAATCAATATAGAGTGGCTTTAGGAGCCTCTTTACCATTGAGGGCAGACAGGGATACCGTTTATATGGTAGAAGCAGGCAGAAGGCTGTTTCTGGACCTCTCAGGGGGTATCTACGTCCGGTCCGATAAAGAAGTTGGCTTGACCTTGTCTTGGTCGTTTTAAGCTATATAAATATAATCAATACTTTGCTGCTTTAATAATTTTAGGGAAGCACATATAGTGTCTAATCTTTAGACAGTTCTAAGTACAATATCCCCAAAACACTAGTAATATCAAGCCGTTATGGATGAAGAGCATCTATCTTCACTCCCGTCTACCCCATATCAACCACAATATAGCCACCGCCATATCGAAATAGGCTACAAATTCCAAGTGGTACTCCAACATCCAATTTTCCAATCCCGCAACATAACCGTGAATGCTCACGCGAGCTGCCTGTATGCTCTCTTTGGTTT